TTTTAACTGTTCCATTGCGCCAACCTCTTTTACTACTACACTAGACTCAGGCGCTTTAACTGGGAAGCTATACACCACAGAAGACTCTGACATTACATCTTGTTCTACTGGGAAACCTGCTGCTTCCATGAAGACTGCAAGTGGGTCTTTCTTGTCTGAACGTACTCTCCGAATGTAATGCTTAGAGAAACGAGGGTGAATCCCAGAAGCAGAATCAACAAGTTGAGACACAGTACCGCTAGGCTTAACACATGTAATAGCTGCAGACTGTTCAATGCCAAGCTTCTTAGCCCACTTTTCATTTGTTTTAATAGCGACATCTCTCAAGTTCTCCAAAGTCTTTTCTAATTCTTCTTGGTCTGCCTGACCAGACAATAATTTATTATCCATAATTCCTGTCATACTTAAACCAAGTAGTGCTTCTTCGGCTGTGTTCTTGTGCCAGATATTTCTCAAGTACCTAAAGTCTGTAAGCGTAGCTTGAAGTGAGCCAATGATAGCGGCTAACTCTACTTTTTCTTTGAGTGTTTCTTCAGTGTCATCTTCACGCACTACAACCTCAGATAGATTACAGAACTGATTAGACCGTAGTATAATCTCAGAGCATGGGTTAGTACCGAAGTCCTGCTCAGAGTCTCTACGTCCATTACGAGCCGCAATGTTTTGTGCCGCTACACGGCTAAACAATCCTCGTTCACCTGCTCTGCTTTCGTATAGAGTCTTCATCTCATTGATGAATGCTTCGAAGTCAGGCTTCTCTGTGTACGCTACGCTGTTATTTGCTAAACGTCTGTGACCATCTGCTTCCCACCATGCACCTGTCTTAGCCTTAGCCATACGAATGTCTGATAGGTTTGATAGACTTATAAGTGCTGAGCGTCTAACGCCACCTACAACCACAATGTCTGCAACCTTACACACAACATCGTGACACTCAATGCTTGTTAGCTTGCGACCTGCGGCTTTGTGAAACACTTCTACACAAAAGCGGAACAAGTCTTCAAGAGGTGCTGAGCCAGATGCACGACCACCGAATGTTTTAAGTCTAGCACCTGCAGGTCTAATCTTACTCATGTCCCACTTAGGAACTTTACCTGCATATAACATAGCAATCAACTCACGGAATGCACTAGCCCATCCAATCTTACTGTCAGCTACAACAATAGTAGTATCTGTATCATGGAACGATTCAGCCACAACTGGTAGCTTATTAATAAAGTTACGCTCAACACTGAAGCCTACGCCAGTACCACACATAAGTACATACATTAACTCATCAAATGCTCTAGGTGAATCAATAGCTAAGTAGCTACAGTTAAACCCTGCTACGTTATCTTTGTCAAGTGCCTCACCTGCTGTCATCATACACCGCATAGAAGGCATAACCTTTTGACTGTGTATACCCTCATACAATCGAGTAGCTGTTTTCTTATCTATTTGTTTTCTGTTAACCCAAAAGTCTACATACCTTTGTACTGTTTCTTCCCAAGTCTCACGCCTGCCTTCTTTAGTTAGCCATCGTGCATATCTAGACTTGTGTATAAATTGTTGATACTTATCCATTAAAATCTCCAAAGGTTATAGCTGTCCAAAACTCTTTATAAAAACCTGCAATGTCTTTACGGTTATCCCACAGTATCATAGCCGGAACATATACTGGAGAGATTACAAATAAAGCTAATGCTTTAAACGCTAGCTTTTGTTTTTCTGTTAATGTGATACTCCAATCTTTACTCGACATCTACTTCCTCCCACACATTTCCAATAGTTATATTCATAAAAGGCAATAGAATTACTGTGCCTTGAAACGGCATAACATCATGTTCGCCATCTCTGATTGTCCAGACAGGACGGCTATCGGCGAACTCAATATCGAAACCGAAACCATTTCTAAGCTCTATCGTCCAGAGCCTCTTCAAAAAATTGTATGTCATATTCTTTCCTCGTTTGTTTTTTCCTAGCAGTCTTAGCTTTAGAAGACCTCGTTATGTTTTTAAACTTTTTCTTTCGAGCAAACTGATTCCTGCGCTCTTCTTTTCTATCCATTACCACCAACCTAAATTAGTACCGTTATTAAATATAATCATAAAGCAAGTAGCAATATGGACAAGCCACCAGAATGTTCGGATAACCGCAACAGTATCTGCTTGGCTGTTAGTCTCTCCAACTTTTTCTCCAAGAGACTTAGCCCAGATGCGCCACCACTTTCTACACTTCATAAGATTTAATTAGTTTATCTAAATACCATCGTGCTTTTTTCAAGTCCTCCAAAGCTTTACCCTTGTAAGACATGCGCCATATATATTTCTGGCAGTTGCCTTTGAGGTAGCCTTGAAACTGGTCGAGGCTCATAGACTCTTCAATAGCTTCAATGCATTCAACCTTTCCTGTATTATAGTGGGCAGGGTTGTTAACTGGGTCGTTCTCCCAACAGTCAGCAAAGTCTTGTGAGTCGGCAGTCACCTCTGGGTCTGTGCCTCTAGTGCTGTCATAAACCCAATGTGAGTTTAAGTCTCGCATGTAATCTTCAAATGTAGGTTCTCTCTTCATTTAAATGTCTCTCTCTTTTTTTTGTTAATCCAGTTGTCGGGTATGCTATCTTCGCTGAACCACCTAAAGTTATTCTTGTCAGCCCACTCTGAGTGAGAGCGTCTTGTGCCATCCTTACGCACCTTAGCTTGTGGCATTGGTGCGCTTGGATTGGCAAACAAGAATACAAGTTCAACATCGTCAGGCAAAGCTTTATTAATCCAGATGTACTTGCTGTACTCAGCACTATCCCAGAACCTGCCCTTTGCTTCTAGCAAAATCTTCTTGCCGTTAATAGTTTTAACAAAGTCAGGTTCGTACTTGTGCTCTACGGTATACTCTACTTTATCAACATGATGTTCCCAGTTGTCAAGTATACCTGAGTGCAGTTCATACTCCCAGTTAGAGTCATAACCTTTGACTAAATTCTTTTCAACAGGTCGTTTGACTCTTGCTTTTCTAAAGCCTTTCCGTACTTTTTTCAATATAGCCTCCGTGCTAAATTCTACGTTGCTGTATCTTCCAGTTGACATCATCTAGTGTGAAGTCTTCTACCGCTTTGTTAGGAAACAAACGTAGTAATTGTTTTAGTTTTTTAGTAACGTGACGTATTCCAAACACGCTGTTATATTTAACGCCTAAACCCCAAACATGTGTTTGCTTGGGGAGCATGTCAATTAAATTGGAAGGGTTTACTTTTGCCGCTTCGCCATCAGGAAGTAAAGACTTAACCCAATCAAGTTGTATATCTGCAGCGTGATTCCGAATACGCTTACTTAGTCTTCTGTTCATAATACCTCTTCTACTTTTGGTTCGGCTACGACTTTTGTGAGGTAAGCATACCCTGTAGAGTATTTAAAAGTTCTTAACCCTGCACCATCGTTAGCATCTTTGTGGCATTCGTGCTTATACTTACACCACGAACAACCCTTTGGCAATCTCATGTTACCTTTCTTACCGTCAGGTAAAGGAGTATAGCATAGTTCAGGCGGTGTGTCAAGCTCTAAATTAGATTTAAGAGAATTAATTGTAGTATCTATGTTAGGTTTATCTAAGTCATCAGGCTCGAACATACAGAGCTCACCGTTTTCTTTGTTGATAACTAAGAATGCACCGCCATCTGTACCCTCTGCTTTCTCATAACCTGCAAGCTGTCCGAGATAACCAAAGGGGTCATCAGCATTCAACGTGCCGTTCTGAAACTTCTGAAATGCAAAGCGAGATGCAGACTTAACATCTACTACTTGCCCGTTAATCTTACAGTCCATGTGTCCTACAATGCCGTTGACTGTAACTTCTTTCTGCTCATCAGTTACACTGTGCCCTGCCATACGAACAAGCATAAGTACAATCTCTTCTAACACATGACCATACAAGAACTTAATCTGAGTAGGACCATTAACACTACCTCTACCGTTCTCATCACGCTTCTCAAACCACAGCTGACGTTGAGGCTTACCTACGTTAGACATACGGAGTGTGAAGTTAGTGTCACGTTTACGAGGAGTAGCCCAATGTAGTATAGCTTCTTTCATAGATGCCATAGTTTCATCGAGTGCCTCCTCCGTTATTGGAAGAGGCTCACCCTCAGATAGGTTCTCTAGTAGTTTATATACGTCAGGTACTACAGTATTAAGCGGCTTCTGGCTCATCTTCTATCTCCTTGAATGCTTTGATTACATCAGACGAAAACAACTTCTGCAAGTTTAGCAGATACATCTGGCTTGCACGGTTGTCACCGCCTGATACAGTCTTAAAGCTATCTAGTTTCTTTACAATCTTCTTGAGTGTCTTAGTATTAAACACGAGTGTACAGTATTCATCATCACCAATACATAGATTATGAAACCAATAGTCCGACTCGGTTGCGTCAATACCTGACGGCTTACCATAAGACTTATACTCAATGCAGATGTTACCTGTCTTCTGCCACAAGTCACGCTCAGATTTTACTTCTATCTTTTTGTTTGTAAGCATATCCGCAATCTTATCTTCACGAACAACGCCATACTGTAGGTCAATGTCAAACTTCTTTCTGTCTTCTTTAGTGGGTTTCATGCCAACCATCTCCGATGTTGTAGTCCCCATCAAGAGGACAGTTTAAGTTTAAGTTCTTGCCTGCTTGTATAATAGCTTCAACACCTAGCTGTCCTACTTTCTCAGCTTGTGAAGCTCTACACTCTATCTGCCATTCGTCATGTACATTAGCTACTATCTTTGCATCAATGCGTTTGAGCCATAGGTTATGGTCAAGTATAACCAAAGCTTCTTTCATAACTATAGCACCTGCTGATTGCAGTAACGTGTTGAGTGCAGCATGTTCGCTGCGGACAAAGAGCTTAC